GTAACCTTGAAAAGATTCTCATCCGCAGTAAGCTTTCCAGTTACAGTAAAAATTTTAGCTTCAATACTATTCGAGGCAGTGAGATCATCGACATCAATTTCAGAAGTAATAATACTTTTGACAGAAGTCAAAACGTCCTGCTCTACTGGGTCTGCGTCTAGACTCGCTACAAAAATCTGATCGAAACGAACTGTTCTACCCATATACTTTAGTTACCGAATAAAATTCCCGCTAAACCATCCTTGATCCTGAGAACGTTATAATTTACAGCATATACAGAAATGGGTTGATTTCCAGGTCTGAGATTACCCTTCTCCACACCACGTAAAACAAGTTTCGCATTATCGAGCCGACTGAAGTTGCATGAACCTGAGGGATTGTATTCAGAAGCATTCATACAGAAATGATACGCGAAGTATCTCGTATACAAGAGTACCTCAGTTTCTGGAATAAATTCTGTATGACCATAAGTGGATTTATAATAGTTCTGCACTGTGTGAAAATAGAGTGGGGTCATATTTTCGAGTAAAGGTGTGCCATTGATTTGGATATCCGCATTCAAGAATGTAAAACGATCGTTTGCAAAATCATCGCTGGAGGCACCAAAACCCCAAAATAAAGATTTAACTGGGTGATTGAAACTCGAAATATCAATCACATTGTATCCACCCCCCTGTGTGTTATCAATAACAGTCGTTAATTCGTTTTCAATTTTCTGGGTCTGTGTAATTATAAAATCAATACTCCGCTTGGTGAGAGATTCACGCTCCTCACTATCCAGGTAGATGTAGTTTCCGTACACCTTTGCTTGTTTATCCACTTCTTGAATAGTTGCTATATTCGCTTCATCAAAGTTAATTCGTATTTCCACTTGATGACTCTGAAGTGCGATTAAAGGTAAGAACGCTTTGTGGTCACAAAAGAAAAAGTGAAGGGGTACAAAAGTTCGGTTTGAAGTCGATGTTTTGTTATTGAGTTCTTGGGACTTGTTGTATGTGTCAGCCATATAATTTGTCCATATATCGCTATAATAATCATAATGTTGTGAATCAACCTTTTGACCACCTATAAAGAGATCGATGGTCGAATTGTAAAACAAATTTGAAGCAATGTTAGCCGTTCTTGACGTTGCCTCAAACCAAATACCATTGATTACATCCCCAAGAACTGGAATTGTTATAGACGAATCAGCCGAACTTATTGTTTTAATAAACTTAGGAGCTTGTGAAAAGTTTGTGTGTCGAGTAAACTTCATACGAAAGAAAGAATGTCCTTCATCACTCGTTAGGTAGACATCTTGAACACCTTTGGAAACGAGTTGTATCAATGCACCAGACATTTAATAGATGTTCAGATTATAAAAACAGACACTTTCCCTGAGGGAAGTCACTCTTCTTCTCCTCAGTAAACTTCCCACGGATGTTGAAACCACCCTGTCTGTACACCTTCATTCTCTTGTAATACATCGCCGTGAAGATCGACCATGGATCGTGAACATCGTAAATATGTGGATTATTCTTCTTCCCCTTCGTCTCTCTCATTATGCGTCCAATACTTTGGGTAATATCAGATTTGGGTGAAGCTAGTATAACTGTATCAAGTGTCGGAATGTCTAATCCTTCATGCGCTTGACTGAACGTCGCGAAGATGATCTTCTTTTCAGAGGACTCCCGGAGAGCTGCCTCTTTCATACCACCCATATAGAGTCCAGATGTTTTAGGAAAACATTGGTGAAGGAACTCACAGTGTTGTCGGCGATCACTGAGTACTAAGAGCTGTCTCGTGCCAGCCGAAGCTTTCTTGACAAGTTCCACTAACATCTTGTTTCTCTCTCGGTCCTCAACAACTTCGGTAATCATGTTTGGCATAGAAATCTTCCCATTCCTCATAGAGGGTGGAGGATTTCTGTAATTGAATGAATCAAAGGTAATTGGGAATACCTCAACCTGTTCCTGATTCTTTCTCTCAACTGCAAAGAATGTGGGACCCATGAACCAATGAAGAACCTTTGTGAGACCATCCTTCCTCTCAGGGGTTGCTGAGAGACCGAAGATGTGCCGAGGACACATCTTGAAAAGACTTTGACTGAAAACCTTTGCACAGATATGGTGCGCCTCATCTACGATGAGCGTCCCTACACTCTCGAAGTCTGCGAATGAGTACTCCTTCAGGGACAACGACTGGAGCATTGCGATGACAAAGTCGCAGTGTACTTCTTTCTTATCTTGTTGTACAACACCAATAGTGGCACCTGGGCAGAATTGTTGGATGCGTTCCCTCCACTGGTCCGCAAGAAACTGTTTGTGGACAACAATCATGGTCCTGTACCCCAACTTACATGCTATGGCCAAGGATACCGTCGTCTTACCGTACCCACATGGTAAAGAAAGGACACCATGCCCTGCTTTAATTGCTGCTGTAAGGGCTTCATTCTGGTGTGTGGCATCTCTGAGTTGTCCCACAAATTTGGTTTGGATACGAGCTGGTTCGGGTCGTTTGTCTTCCCGAGGCTCTCCAAGCTTAGCAGTTCCATAGAATCTTGGAATGCAGACTCCATTCTTAGTCGGTCTGAAAACTTTGAAAGGTGGTGGAGGAAATCCATAGTCCCCATTGACAATAGGTCTTACCGTAAGTTCTTTTTTAATTTCTTGAATTGGTCCTTCACTTACCAGGTACCCTGTTCTTGTAAGGGTTGTCATCCTACTATACTTATTTAAAGGGTATAAACTTTAAATAACTACAATGCCTGTCGTACACATTGAAGAAAACATTCAACAACTTCGGGATAAGATGCAAGGAATGCGTGAAGAGCTTTTACGTCTTGAAGGTGTCCTTCGAACATTTGAAGGGTTCAAGACGGCTGGTTTGACCAGAATTGACCTTCCTCAGTCACCCAACGAAGAGCTCGAGAGTATCCAAGAGAAGCCTGAATAAGTACCAACATTCCAAACCCCCTTGAAGTCCACATCAACTTCAACTTCATCATCCTTTATTAGAGATTGTAGGGGTCGCCCCTTGACTTCACACATCACTCTCCTATAACGGAATGGAACCTTCACTTTTAGAACTCTCCCATCGAGGGGGTCATCCACACTTTTATTCATGAGTAGGTGTAACTTATTCGCATGCATTCGTTGTATAATTTCTGAAACCTTTTGGGGAATTATAAAACGGATATACTTTTTATCATTGAAATCATACATGGGTTCATAGACTGTCGCTATGAACTTCATTGATTTCTATTACGATATACTAAAATTAAAACTATAAGTAGCACAAGAATGAAGAAGAGTGCTTGTGTGAGAAGAACTGGTTGAAGTGGTTCTCTCGTCCCGAAACATTCATGACTTAGGGACCTCGAAACCTCCACCCCCGCCTCGATACTCGAATATGGTGTGTTCCTATGGGACATCATACCACACATAGCAACCTTGGGACACTTCCCGAAGAATGGGAGTTGTCCATGAAGGCTGAGAACCCCCGAAGACTGTGAAAAATCCCATGTTTCACCGTTCCACTCAGCACCCCATGCAATACGAATCTCCTTAGGTTCTGGTACCCCGAGTTGCTTGAGAACTTCAGCTTTTAGTGTTTCTGGGTCAGTTGAAATAATTTCCTTTGTGAGATGACAAATGACACAAGAAATTGTATTTGTTCCATGAAGGACTTTGGGTTGAAGGTTCCATGGTGTAGTCGCCGCAACTTCGAGATCCGATTCGAGTTTTGGAGCGTTCTCATACTCAAGAAGAACATTAATCGCACCGTATGTACTGTCTCGTACATTTTTGACTGATTCGGGTCCCCAATTGTCACCCATTAATTTGAACGCTGGACTATTATCGAGACAAAGGAAAAGCATACCATCATCAATTACCGTTCCATTTGAAAATCGTGCACTATATGAATCCTTACCATATTCCACTTCACCCAATTCAGTACCGAAAACGAAGTTTGCACCAGCATCTAGGAGTGCCTTTTCCATCGCGTCACACATGACTTTCCCAGAAACCTTTTGTGTACAAGGTTGTGAGAGTGCAACATGATCCAAGTTTTTTACAAACTCATACGCCGTCATGACATCCCATGTGACACCATCCATGATGAGTGGAAGGTGTTCGATACACGCTTGACCACTTTCAGATAAAGATCCTACGGCGTCTTTGAGAGAAACCGACTTATATTTTGTTGGTTGTGTGAACACCCTCGATAAAAGAGAGATGAGCACACCATAGTCTTTAGGTTTGAGTGCACGCAAAACATACCCCATATGTTCACCATTGTCTATGGCTGTAAAGATATCATCCCAAGAAATCCCCATCTCATTGAAGAGGGACTTTGTGTTGATGAACGCTCGATCGAATACAATTCGGTGTGCGTGAAGATCGCGTGTGTCTACTTCGGGTTCCCACCATGAGCCACCAGCTGAAAGTTTCCTATCATAAATGGTAACCTCGTGATCGGATGACCTGAGAATTTCCCATGCTAGGGACATACCAGTTGGACCAGCACCGATAATATGAATCTTCATTCTATTAGTATCTCACAAATTAAATAAGACCAGTCTTCTTACGTTCCTCTGGGGTCTTGAAGGCATATATGACAGATATGAAAATGACAGTCGAGAGAAGAGCATACTCAATATCCTTTGTCGCACTGAAAGCGATGAGCATCAGAGATATGAAGCGGAATGTTTTGTTTTCGAAAAGTTTCTTGAGTCTCCCAGGGATTTGGATTGCATTACCTGAGAAGAGACCCTGATACAAAATAATAAGGGAAAACACGAGTGGTTGGGACTTAATGAGAAGTTCAGCTGGACCAGTGATTCTACTGAACGCGTTCGCGATTTTTACCATTTACTTTGTATCGATATTTAATTTTAGGCGTTTTAGTTTTTCTTCAAACTCTCTCCGCTCTCCAGGTGATTCAATTTCTTTCCCAGAGTTTAGAGCTTCAATCTCTGGTCCGGTAAGTTGCATGGCATTGACCCTAAAGTCCATGAACGCCTCCATAGAATGGGGTACTAGGGGTTGGACAAGTTCATATATAGCCGTGGCATAGTCTCGGATTTCCTTTTGAGCGTGATGGTCCATTCTCAATTGCAAGAAATGCATGAGGTTGTGGAGGTCCATCTTCCACACGAAAGAGGTGTAGGTCGATTGTGGTAAGACACCTCGAGCTTGTTCCCTGCAGACACCCTTCTCGAGCAACTGTTCGTAAAGTTTGAATGCATTTTTATACTGTGTAGAGAGGGTTTCATTCAACTCGTCATCTAATTCTATAACACCCTCTGATCCTTGGTGATTTACCGCAGATTGTCCACGGAGGACTTCTGGTTCGTAGTACTCTTCATCAACGATAGAATACCTGGCAGACATTTCATTTACAGATGCAGTCCTGTGTCGAAGCCATTGACGAGCAATGTATAGAGGTGCCTTAATACGAAATTTGAATACAACGAGTTCCAGAGGTGAAGTATGCCAATTGCGTACGAGATAGCGGATAAGACCCCTATCTCCTCTAGTGGTTGTAGTACCCGTCTGATAACTCACACGAGCACCATCAACAATAGCCTTATCTAGGTTTTGTTGAGGCATGTGGTCAACGAGTTCTACAAATCCATGATCTAATACTTTCTTCATTCTAAACAAATAACCGTTCAAATCTTTAATAGTTACACTCATCATCGAAAGGGACCTCTCCACAAAAATCATAGAGCTTATTCAACTTCATTTGTGTGTCATCCATAGCATCTATAGCATCATCCACCAGTTCCAAAAATGTATCCAATTCATCGAGGGCTATACGATGGGTATTCCTTAGGGGTTTCTTTGAGTGAAAAGTGGATTTGAGACGCTTGTTATTCTTGATGAGTTTGTCCAAGTTGGGCTTGTTCACGGCACACATACGGATGGTGAGACTCATTTGGTTACTCATGACTTCAAATCTTTAATCAATTCGTTTACATCACGATAGTACCTCTTTAAATCTTTCATGAACCTCTTGTTATTTTCGAGAACTTCACATTCCACTTTGTTCAAATAAATCCAAGCCAAATTTGATTTAGAATACTTTGTCATCTTCTGATTCTCGTTTGGGCGACGAGCAACTAACTTCGTAGTTTTCTTCTTTTTAGAAGCTGGGATAACTTCCTTTCTATTCACGAAGGATAGGGCTTGCATCACCGTATCCGCCAAGTCATCCTTCTTCTTAGACTTGACGAATGTATCCACCCAATGTGCATTCACATCACTGCTACGGATAAAGGCTTCACATCTCTCGATGGATGCCTTCTTCCTCTTATTGTATTGTGCCTTCCCGGGACCAGAAATATCTGGAATCTTATTGGAGGCGTGGTAAATGATAGTCTCAGCCTTTGGACACTTGATGATGAAGTACGCGTGAAGGAAGTGCATGACTGAAACCATCTTCTTATTAAAGGAGGGTTGCTCCTCGATGAGAATAGTTTTAGCCGTGAGTACCCAAGGTCTTTCGTCTAGGTGATTTCGGAGGGATACATAGATACCATCGGCGTGTTGAGGTGGAATTCCATCCACATCCCACTCCGTAACAAGGTTTTTATGGTCTTCGTCCAGGAGACACAACGCTAAATTCCTTATACCAACATCGATGCTTAGAATCATTGGTATAAAGGATTAAAATATCTTTAAGTTAATAGGATGGGTGTTTTCGATCTAAACGATAAGTCACCAATCCAAGTTGAAAAGATCATGGGTTCCAACATCTACTACATCGATGACTTTTATAAGAAACCTGATACGATTTTGAAACTTTTTAATACTGTTCCAGCAACTATTCATAATCCAGATAAAGATGCAGGTTTTAAAAGTTTTAATGGTGTTCATTTCCAAGATATGCGCCACGTGTTACGAGTTGAAGAAATGAAAAAAGTAAATTCATACTTATCAAAAATATGTAAACGTAGACCAGACGAGGAACCTAATTTAGTAATGACCAATAAAACTCGATTTTCCCCTAATAGATTCAATGACTATAAGAATAATTACTGGCATCCACACACTGACGCTGGGTATACTGCACTTATATATTTCAATAAAAATGATACTGTATGTGGAACTAATCTATATAGAAATACTAGTCCTGATACACAGAATCATTTCGGTGAACATGTAGTTCCTTGGAGATCGAAATCAAAATGGGAAATTATAAAAACATTGAAACCAAAGTTTAATAGATGCGTTCTGTTCGATGGAGGGTTTTTTCCTCATGGAATGCATATACCAAATGACAAGTATTTCAAAGATGAATACAGACTAAATCAGGTTGTTTTCTTTCAATAATAATTTTATCGCCCCTTGCCACCCTTGGAAGCCGCCTTAGCTGCATTTTGACCCGCTGGGGACATCATGAACGCGGCACCCCCGGCGACGATTACACACACGACACATCCACTGATTAATGAAGGCATCATCGCACCTGAAGCGGCAGATCCAACACCCGCACCAACACCTTCGGCTGCCGTACCAACACCAGAACCAACACCTTCGGCTGCACTACCAACACCTTCACCAATTCCCTTCGCAGCATCACCCACCGCTTCTCCAGCACCTTCAGTCTTTTGCTCAGTTGATTGCTTGAGTTTTTCTGACAATTTCTGTGCATTCTTATCCTCGTTGATGATCTTGGTAATCTGCTGACCCATCTGTTCAGCGACGAATTTGATTACCATATCCTGACCAATTTCACAGGGTTTAGCCATTACACACGCCTTGATAAGTTCGACGGGTGGGGGAACACCGAGTTCCTTGTACACACCGATACCACAAGGATCGATGATGAGATTTTTCACTCTAAGCTTTTGTTTCAGTACAACCTTTGCTTGGAGTTTGTTAATGGTTTCATTTGTGATGTTCTTTGTCAGTTTGTTCTTGATACTCGTCTTTGTCTTAGAGACCAGTTCGGAGTTGTTACCACCAAAAGGGTTTCCAAAACCTGTTTCCTGTTTCGCTGCATTTTCAGCCTCCTTTTCAATATCACCCATGAGGTCATTAATGAGGTTCTTAGTGTCTTCACCTTTGAAACTTTGTAAAACTTTGATATCAGCATTAATCTTCTGACCAATTTTCAGGTTGCAGTATGCCTTGATACCACTCACAGTCATATCCTGTACCGCGATGACGGATGCGCTCACCGCATTTTCACTTCTATTCAGAGCATTGAAGGTGGTATCGTTTACCACTTCAGTCTCTACAAGTGTTTCAGACTTGGATTTGGATTTACCCCCTCCCATGTTTTGTAATGCACTGAGAAAAAAAATATAACTTAAATTATAATGAAGAATAACGTCAACCGAGTCGTATTAATTTTGGCGATTATTGTTGTTGCTGTGTGGATGATTAGGAAATATATGCAGGGTCGTGAGCTCAGGGAGAACTATGAGATGAACAAGGTTGGTCTGATGGAATATATCGGGGATAAGGAGGTGTTGGATCCAACTTATGTTATGGCTAGCGTTGCTAAGTTGACCAAAGATGAAGATATCATCATGCGAGGGTATGAACTCGCCAGTGCGGACGATCGTGATAGTCTCAGAGTTCTTGTGAGTGGTTTGTAATTAATTTCCAGTTCTATACTATAATGAATAACTATCTGATTGTTGTACTGGCAATTCTTGTCATCCTGGTGGGTATGAAGCGTGTGGAAGGGATGAAGGAGGAAGAGAAGAAGAAAAAGATTAAGTCCTTAAAAAAGTTTATTTAAAATGTCAGCTCAATGTAAATCATGAAGCGATTTCCACTTATTTTAGCTCTACTTGCGCTCGTCCTATGGGTCTATTTTAACAATCGTCAGGGAGGTGTTGAAATGTATAATGCAGAGAGGGATGAATTACTTGATTACATTATGGGTGACGATTTCAATCCAGAAAAGTTTAAAGAGATGATGTCTAAAATGACTAATGATGAAGAAAGTATTTTGATTGCCTACACACTCGCTAAGCAGGGTCAATATGACCCACTAGTCTTTTTCGTTGAAGATTTTTTTGGAGCACCAAAGATACCGACAAACTAATTGTCAAATATATGAATATGTGAGTCATTCTGTTATTAAAAAAGTAACTCGTTAATAACAAAATGGAGTTCAGTGTTTGGGGATTTCCCGTTTTTAAATATAAGTTTGAGAATCCTGATAAAGCACTCGAAGAGATTCTAAAAAATGCAACTGACGAGACGCTTGATGAAATGTCCGAAGATTGGAATGCAAAGTGTAAATCAACTGCTGCTACACAGAATAGTGTGACCCTACTACACGTTCGTGAAGAATTAGAAAAATGTATTGAAAAGTTATCAAAGGATGTTCACATTCCGAAGGAAAAAATGACTTTTAATGGATGTTCTAATATATCGTGTAACAGTGATGAGTGTGTAGATTATTGGATTAATGTATACAAAAAGGGTGACCACCAAGATGTACATTATCACATGAACCAGGAAGATGAAAAAACACCACTTTTCAGTTTCACCTACTTTGCAAAATATGATCCCGAGAAGGATGCAAAGTTTTATTTTCACAATCCATCACCGGCACCCCATATGTACGAAGAGTTTTCAGGGTGTAGACCAGAATTTAAACCCCGGGTAGAACTCAATATTTCTCAGGGTGAAGTAATTTTCTTCCCACCATTCCTATTACATAGTGTCGATGAACAAACTTCAGATGATCCACGTGTGACGCTTGCTGGAAATGTTTACCGATAATTCATTTCACCAGTCGTTTCATCATACTCCGATTCTGTAAAAATGTCCTGAACTACGAACTTGTTTTTTGTTTTTGGTAAGATATATTGTTCAAAAACTACACTCAAGCGATATGTACTTTCATCACTATACATTTTATGAACACCGTGATACATATCACCCCTGAACCGTGCATACTTTCCAACCTTTGGTTTGACTTGTGCGTACATTTTGTCACAATTGTATTTTTTCAGGAAAAGTTCACCATCTTTGAAGGTTTCTGGTGTTTGTAAGTACACAACGGATGTACATAAAGGCATGTAATACTTTCCTAACCAATCAACCTCTTCTATTGATCCATCGTAGTGACCACCAACTGAAATTTCTTTATCAGATTTATCATTACATGATGGAACGATCATGACATTACATACATATGAATTCGTTTTCGGTTCTTTTACCTTTTTAAAAATATCATATACACATTTTAAATCATGACCTGTAAACTTCAATTCCAGATCATCGGCTTCATCAAAGTATACAGAAAATCCCTGTCCCTCGACCATTGAAGGGTGTTTCAGAAGATGAGTACTCATATCTATGCATTTCTCAATTTGTTCGAATTTTTCTTTTTCGACTAGAAATGGATACCCGAATGGATGAACCTTGTGATGTTCCTGACGTATGAAGTGGTACAAGAGTACCAAGAGTACCAAAATGAGGAGATACATACTTTAATCGAAGAAATAAGATAAGATAAATCTCTCTCCACCCGTTACAGGAGTAATTCCATGGAAGAGTTTACCACCTTTGAACATAACCATGTCCCCTTGTTCATACTTCATCACAGGTAACTGTGTTCCATCCATATATTTTCCACGTTCACGATTTTCCATAAAGTCAAGACCATCTTTATCGAATTTTATAGATGTTTTTTCATCAAAAACATATAAGTTACCACCCTCAAAATCCTTCGTCTCGGACAGTAAGATGCTCATCGTAACTGTAGAATCATCGAAGTGGATGGGAACACCTGAACGCTCTTCAGGTTTGTATCTTCTCAGAAAGATATACCCGAGTTTAAGGTGGTCATGATTTGGTAAATGTTTCCGGTATAGATCCATACACAAATCGTAGAGTTCTTTATTATTGACTTCATCGTCTGTGTATATATCAATTTGATGTTCGGGTTGGTTATCAATGGTGTCTAATTTATCGTTGACATATGGATACTTATTCGCAACTTCTATGACATGCTTGCATTCTTGGTTCGAGAATACCTTTTTCTGAATGACTTCACGTCGTCTTACTTTGAGTATGACCCAAATTATCAGGAGACCTAAAAATAGGTAGAGTACCAACATCTAATATATGCCCAGAAAAAATATTAGTGTAATTTAAGATGAACGTCTACGCATCGGGATGGTATGACACAGGAGGTGGTCGTAACTTTGACCATAACGGCAGCGACTGCCATATG